TTGTAATATGCAAGTGGCAGTAGATATACACCATATCGAGAATAAAAAAATGGGTGGTGTTGCAGGAAATAGATTAAATAGAATAGATAATCTTTTTCCCTTATGTCGTAGTTGCCATAATAAAGTTCATAGAAACAAAGGTATTAACGAAAAACTAAAGTTAATTTTAAAACATAAAATTTATATGAAAGAATCAAATGTTTAAAGCAATGGCATTAATATGTTCTGCTTGGATAGCAAATGGAGAAGCAAAACAAGCGTGTTTTACACATATGTTTGATTGGGAATTTGAAACTAAAAAAGAGTGCCAGATGAAGTTGTTGTATTACAGAGCAAAAGAAGTTCCACCATATCACAACATAGTCTTAGGTGAATGTATAAAGATAAATAAATTATGAGTTTTAAATTACCAAAAGAAAAGGTTTTAATTAGTTTTAGTGGTGGTCGAACAAGTGGTTTTATGCTTTATAAAATAATTGAAGCTAATAATGGTTTAAATTCAAATGTAAAAGTTACTTTTGCTAATACTGGTCGTGAAATGCCAGAGACTTTAGATTTTGTTCAACAATGTTCAGAAAAATGGAATGTTCACATAGATTGGCTTGAGTTTGATTATAAAGCTGTAAACAATTATAGACACAAATACACATTTAGAGAAGTTTCACACAATTCTGCTTCAAGAGATGGAAAGCCATTTATTGATATTATAAAAGCAAAAAAAACTTTACCAGATGCTTTACAAAGATTTTGCACAGTTGAATTAAAAATTAGAACAATTACAAGATTTCTTAAATCACTTGGTTGGCAAAGTTGGATTAACACGATAGGCATTAGAGCAGATGAAAGTCATAGAGCAAAAGAATCAAGACAAAAAGAGTTTGTGAATTGGTTTCCCTTAGTAGATAACAAAGTAACAAAACAAGATATTTTAGATTTTTGGAAAAAACAAAGTTTTGATCTCGAAATAACTCCTGGGTTTGGAAATTGTGATGGTTGTTTTTTAAAAAGTGAGAAAACTATTTCGGTACTTTGGAAAATGTACCCAGATAGAGCAAAATGGTGGAGTGATCTAGAAAAATTAAGACATGGTCACAATAAAAGAAAAAGACAATTTCACAAAGCAAGAACCTATGAACAAATTGGTCAATTTGTAGAACAGCAAGGCGATTGGATTTTTGATAATGAAGATGCTTTATGTCAAGCAAATGATGGAGAATGCACAATATGATTTTTATAAGGATAAATAATGGATATATATTCACTACAATTTGAACCAGAAAAATTATCTCATCAGCAGGAAGAATTAGGCTTAGAGTTTGCTGATCTAGACACAGCAGTTGAACTTATGAAAAAAGAAGAAAAAATGATAATTGCAGAATTAATACTTCAGTTTTCTCAGAATAAAAGTTATAAGAATATGAAAGAATTAGATGGGTTAATATACACCCACGAAAAGTTTAAGGACTACGTTAATAGATATAACGAAACCCTTAAAAAGAGGAATAGAGCCAAGATTAGGTTTGAATCCTTTAAGACTTTCAGAGATGACTTGAGAACAAAGTCGGTCAATGAAAGAGAGTCAATGAAACATTTATAGAAAGGATAGTTTTATGACAAATAAAAAATCAAAATGCCAAAGAGTAAAAGACCATTTACTTGATGGCTATAAAATAACTGGTTTAGATGCAATGAGAGATTTTGGTCTATATCGGTTAAGTTCCACAATCCACGATTTAAGAAAAGATGGTTTTGATATTAGAACCAACATGATAGAAAAAAATGGCGTTAGATTTGCTGAATATGAATTAGTGGGTAAAATTGATGAATAGTCTTAGTGAAATTCAAAAATTATGCACAGAGCAACATAAAGAAATTGTAAATCAAGATATTAAAATTATTGAAGATACTTTGTTTCATTTAAGAAAGTATAAAATTCATTTTGGTATTTGCAGTAATGTTTATGATGATATTTCTGGACTTATTGAAAAAATAGAAAAAAATCTTTCTGTTTGTAAAAAATATGTGAGGTCTATAGATGATTGAGCATTTTAAAAAATTTGATAGGGGCGATAAGAGTTTATTGCCCTTATCGTTTAGTCATTTAAATGAGTTTGCTTTTTATAGAGAAAGATGGGCTTTACGAAGAATATTTGGCTATGAGTTCCCAAGTAGTGCTTCAGCAGAAAGAGGTGCAGCAGTAGAAAGTGGATTGCATATGCTTTTAAGGGGTATGGATAAAGAACAAGCTGTTGATCGTATGTATAAGATATATGACGATAATTGCTCTAATTTGACCGATACAAGGGTTGAAGAAGAAAGAGCCAATCTTATACCATTATTAGACTTAGGTGCTTCTCAGTTTCAAGAAAACGCCTTTAAATGGGAATTACTCGATTATCAAAAGAAAGTAGAGTTAGAAATATTTGATATACCGATTATTGGATATACTGACTTTCATTTTGAGGATAAGAACACTAAAGAGGATTTTTTTATTGATCTGAAAACCTCAAAGATTATGCCAAGTACAATATCTTTAAGTCATGCTATGCAACAAGCTATTTATCATAAGGCTACCAATTCAAGGCAAATGCTCTGGTATTTAAAAACGCCTACAAAGACTAAAGATGCTGAGTTCAAGCCTTTGGAACTTTATGAATATACCCATCATCTAAAGATATGTGAGCATATCGTCAAAGCTATGGCACTTTTTTTAAGTAAGGTTGATACACCAGAGGAAGTAAAACAAATACTTATTCCAAATATAGATAACTGGATTTGGAAAGAAGAAACTGTTTTAAATGCTAGAAAAGAAGTTTGGGGGTTTTAACCTAAAATAAACTATAGGTTTACTAACAGACTTTTATAAATTATAAACAAATGAGATTGGAGTTAATTATGTTTATAGAAGAAAATTCAAAACCAAATGAAAAACTAAAGGCTTGGTATCTTTTCACAGAGGATTTTGTAGCAGGAACACAACATTTAACAAATGAGCAGGTTGGTATTTATATCAGATTGCTTTGTTG